GAAATAGCTTACAACATAAACAGACCTGTTTCCTTTGTAAAAAAATATATAAAGAAAATAGAAAATAAAAAATAGTAAAATCTTGAAGGGGGTTAATATAATGGGAAGACCTTTTGGAAAAGTTGACAAACAAGATTTAGTAGGAAAGAAAATAGGAAAGCTTACAGTTGTAGAGTATGCTGGAAAAAGAAATAGAGGAAAAATAAAATACGATTATTACTTATGTAAATGTGAGTGTGGAAATGAAAAATTAGTAGTTAGATCCAGTTTACTAAAAAAGAAAGTAAAAAGTTGTGGATGCTTAAGAACAAGTAAAAATATTAAAAATGCATTTGTACCAAAAGTACAAAAATTAGAAAAAACTAATGGAAATACAATTAAAGTTTATAAACTTAATCCAAATGAGCTAGATGCATATTTAAAAGAGTTAAAGACGAAAGAAGTTCAATATGCTGGAGTTAGAGGATGGTGATAAAGTGAAAGTTTTTCAATACGTAGCTCTTATGAGTAAAGGTAGAATAGAGAGTGATAAAGACCAGGTATTTAAATATTTAGTTGAAAACTTAAAAAGCTCTTGTGATGTTATAACTGATTTAATACAAATAGACTTATGTAAAAGTGATTTTTATATAAAAAATTGTACAAAATTTAAAAGTTGCAAAGATTGTTTGAATTACTTTTTAGACTGGGAGGTTGATTATGAAGAAGTGCAAAGAATGCAATAGAGAATATGAAGATCCTCAAACTGTTGGAGACTTCTTTGGAATATGCGATGAGTGTTATAAAGAAGAGTACAAAAAAATAGAATACAACAAATATATAATGCCTCTTCTAGCTGAAAATCATCTTTCTACTATAGAACAAATGATGAAAGTAACAGAAGAACAAGCTGAATTTATTGGAGCGGTAGCAAAATTCGAAGCAGAAAGTGGAACAAATGAAGAAAAAGAACATATAATCGAAGAATTCTTTGATATGATTCAAGCATCTTTAGGGCTTTTAGACAAAATGGGGTTAATTAATCTCTTAGAAGAAGGTCGAATAAAACATATAGCAAAGTTAATCGAAAGAGGTTGGGAGTTCAAGAAAATGCTATAAACATTCAAGAAAATTATTTTATCTACAAAATTAAAATAATGAGGTGGAATGTTTGAATAAAGATGTTATGGAAGAAACAGAAATGATTTTAAAAAACATGAAATTTATAACTATCTATATACAGCAAAAGGAAGAACATATAAAAAAGATAAAGGACGGAGATAGGGGGGCGATAAAGGCAGTTTGTAATGATATGGTTAAATCTTCTCCAACTCATGCAATTAATAGACCTATAGAAAATGAAGTTATAAGAATAGATGATTTAATTGCAAAAGTTGAGGGAGATATATTTGAACATAAAAAAAACAGAAAGGTGATATCAGAAGTGTTTAAAAGCATGAGTGAAAAACAAAGAAAGATATTTAAATATATTTACTTTGAAGAAAAAACTCTTAAAGATATTGCCGAGGAGTTTGATTGTACAATAGCAAATGTACATTACATTAAAAAGAAAATAATCGAAAAAATGGCAGTAGCCTTATTTGGCCAAGATGCATTGAAAGGGGAAGAAAAATGATAATACATAAATCAATAATACATGTACTAGATACAAATAGTGATGCTCCAATATTAAATGACTATGAATGTAAAAATAGTTTAGAAGTAGATAAGTTTTTCCAAAAGATAATAACTAGAGTTTTAAAAGATGATGATCTAAGAAAAGCAAAATTCAAAGATTACAACGATAATATCGTAAAAAATTGCTGTGAACAAATAATTTACGATGAAAAGACATTCTTACAAAACTCAAAAGAGATAGCAGCATATTTATTTGAAGTAATGCAACGAAATAATGAAATAGATTCTTGTGATTTAGCAATATGTTTATACAGTGTTAAAGATGAAAAAAATGTAGCAATTATAAAACTTGATTATAAAAAACTTTATACTCATTCAATAGAATATGTAGAAGATAAATTTAACATACAAATCGCATCAAATGAGATAGGTATACCTGAAACAGGCCGACAAAAGCAATGTGTAATAGTTGGACCTAATGGAGTGAACGATTATTATCACTTTAGATTATTAGACAAAGATGCAGAAAAGGACCAACTAGAAACTAAATTTTTAACAGAGTTTCTAAATGCTGAAAAGATAGAAGATGATAAATATAAAACAAAAGTATTTAAGAAAACTGCAGATAACTGGATAACAAATGCAATATCAGAAGATTTGAAAATGGCCGAAGATATAAGAAGTATGCTTAATTATACTTTAAAAGAAAAAGAAACTCTAGATGTTAAAAAATTTGCTGAAAATAGTATTCAAGATAAAGAATTACAAGAAAGCTTTAATGAACATATGGAGGATAGAGGCTTAACTGAAAACTTTGAAATAGACAAGAAATGGATTGAAAAGAAACTTAAAAACAGAAATATAAAAACTGATACTGGCTTTAGTATAAAAGGAAAGTTAACAGATTTTGAAGATCCAATGAAATACAGCTTTAGAAAAAACGAAAATGGAACATTCGACATAGTATTAAAAAATATAACTTTTTATGAGGAAAAATAAAAAAATTAAGGAGAAAAGATATGAAAATAACAAAAGAAATGAAAATAACAAAAGAAATGTTAGATAAGAAAATAAAAGATTACGAAATAGAAGCAAATCATGATTTAACTTTTAGAGAATGGATTGAAATGCTAGAGGATGAATTTGAAATAGAACACAGAGATTTAGACAACATGGCAGATGATGAACTAGACAATTATGATACATTTTTATTTGAACTAAGCTTGAAATAGGGGGAAATAAAATGAATAATATAAAGAATGTTGAGTATATACCGAAACACACTAATTGCACTAATTGTGGCAAATGTTGTGGTCCAGTTTTAATGGGAGAAAGAGAATATAAAACTATCAAGGATTATTGCATAAAGAATAATATAAAACCATTTTTTCGTTTAGATAACACTTGTTATTTTAGAGATGAAGAAAATAAAAAATGTTTGATATACAAAGTTAGACCAGTTATTTGCAAGTTATTCGGAGTTGCAAAAGGAATGAAATGTGTAAATGGTAATACTTGCGAAATAGATGGATATAAATACATACCAAAATCAAGCAAGATATTTTCAATGTTTAGATTAGCAAAAGAATTGGAAGATAAACAAGGTGAATAAAATGGAATTTGAATGTGGAAATCTTACACAATTTGGATGTGGCCGTATGGATGGAGTAAAAGAAATTATGGCATATAACAATGATGGTATATGCACGAATATTTGCTGTTATGGATGCGAAAAATCTAATTCATGTGTTTATAAATGCAATAGAGTAGATTGGCCAGATGAAGAAAGAAAAATTAATTATAACGATGAAGAATTGAGACAAGAAAAACTTTTAGGAATTAAATGTTATAACTGTGCAAAAGAAATCAATCAAGAAGGTCATAAGATGAATATTAGAAGTGATGAAGCAGATTGTGTATGGCTATGTGATGATTGTTTTCATAAGGCATGTGGAGACCAAAGTAAATTTGAAAATCTAGAAAGAGAAAGACTAAAATACGAATTTGAAAAAGAAGAAATAAAACAAGTTGATTATGAACAACTAAGTTTTATATAGGAGGATATAAAGAAATTGAATACAGAAGAAAAAAACAAATTAGCAGAAGAAAATTTAGGATTAGTTTATTTAGTTGTAAACAAAGAATTTACTTATGAAAAAACTACAGAAAGCGATAGAGAAAACTACATAGAAGAAGGTATGATTGGATTAGCAAAAGCTATTAATACATTTAATCCAAGTAAAGGTGCTAAATTTAGTACATATGCTTATATTTGTATAAAAAGTGAAATAAATTGCTATGTAGCAAAACAAAAAACTTTAAAAAGAAAAGTAGAATATACGTGCAAAAATTCAATAGATGATTATATTGAAGATGAAGAAGGTTTAACATTTAAAGACCTTATGATTTATGAAAAAGATGACTATACTTCTAAAGTTGATTTAGAACATTTATTAAAAGTACTAAAAAAAATAGAAATCGAAATATATGACATAAGAAAAATCATTATAAAGAAATCAGAAGGTTATAAAAATATAGAAATAGCAAAAATGATTGGAGTAGAAAAAAATACAATTAAACATAGAATAGATAAAGCTAAAATAAAACTGATTGAATTAGGAATAACAGCATAAGGAGGTTTAAATGAAAGAGATAACAAAAGAAAGATTAATGCATATAGCAAATGATATACAGGCAATAGAAATGTCGGAAATGACTAATGCTATATTAGCAGTTAAACTCGA